ACCCTTGGTGTTAGCGAGCATGCCGTCCACAAATGGATCTACGGCCAAAGGTCGCCTCATCTCGCTACCGCGATCAAAATCGTGGAGATCACAAAGGGCAAGGTGAAGCTGCAAGACCTTGTGAAGCCTGCGAAGGAGCAGGCGGCATGAGCGAGGTCTATTTCATTCGCCCGAAAGGCGAGCGTGGCCCGGTCAAAATCGGCTGTGGGCGTTCCGCGCGCGACCGTATTCAATATCACAGGTGCAAGCTGCCGTTTGACATTGAGGTCTGCGCCACACTCGATGGCGGTTATGATCTTGAGCGCCGCTTTCATGCGCTGTTTCAATCCGACCATATCGGCGGAGAATGGTTCAAATGGTCGGCCGATCTTGAGCAGGTCATATCATCTGTTGCGGACGGCTCTTTGGCTGTTGAAGCTTTGCCTGAACCAAAGGTTCTGCGAGCAAGGCGTGGCAGCAAGCCGCTCCCACCATATCTGGCCACCACCCACGCGGACGGCGTAACAACATATGTGAAGCTACGCGCGGTTGAACTGCCATATCTGGCGAGCGCCGCATGACCCCGCGCATCCGCACCCGCAAATTTCAGCCCCTCGCCACCCTTGCATTTGCATACGGCATGGCCCGCCTCTGGTGGTTCAACCGTCGCGCTTCCAAGGCCCGCGCCCGTCGCTTGGGAGAGAGGTGAATGGCTGACATCAACGCAACGCTCGCTGAACGCGGTGGCCGGTATGGCGATTTCACTATCCACGCCGAGATAGCGCAGCGGCTTGCCGCGACGATGCACGCAACCGGCACGCCCGGCTCTGATCGTGGGTGGTACGCGCTCGACGCTGCCAAAAAGCAGGCCCTCACCGTCATCGCTGACAAGATTGCCCGAATTCTGAGCGGCGACCCGGAATATCGGGACAATTGGCACGACATCCAAGGCTACGCGAAACTGGCCGAAGATCGCTGCAAGGCGGAGGGTTGAATGATCGCGAGCCAAAAAGACGGGGCCAGCCCGAAGGCCAGCCCCGCAGTATGCCCGCCCGCCGCTGGGTCGCTTGGCAACGGGCAGGTTTACGATCGCTCCAAACTCCGCGCGCTCGCAGAGGCCATGGGCGGCCCCTGCATCGTCCGCGACACGGACGGCAACGGCTACCTGCTTACGGTTGAGGCGCTTCGGTTCATCGACCTTTCTCATTCCTCCGCTTTTAGTTCGGGAGCGAAACAATAACATGCGTGACAGAAACGAGATCGTCCGCGAACGGCAATCAGCCATCCGCCGTGAACTGGATCGCCGGGGCATCGCCCTCAAGGCCGTCGCGATGGATGCCCAGATCAGCTATTCCACGCTGGTCAGCTATCTCCCCCAGCCGGGCGGTGACAAGCCGGTGATGATGCCCGCGGGCGCAATCTATGCGCTGGCTGAAACGCGGGCCATCCCTGACGACCTGCTTTCGCTGCTGCTGCCTGCCGGTGTGTTGATGGTGCGGGTGCCGGAAGGCGTCGATCACGATGAGATCGAGGAAGCCGCCCGCGATTATCTGGCGGAGAAGGCGAAGGCGCATCACCTGGAAAGCGAAGCCGGGCGCGATATCGGGCCGAATGAAAATCAGGCACTGACGGAGCGCGCGACCGTTTTGAAGGCGGTGGCGGCATGACCCCCGCGCCCTGCTGCGAGAAATGCGCCACGCCTTTCCCCCGACGCCGCCGCAACCCCAAGACGAACCTCTGCCGCCATTGCTGGTCGGTGAAGGCGTTGGATTTGCGCAAGCCAGCAAACGCGGCAGTCCACGGCCAAGGCGGAAAATTTGTAACGCGGGAGGCTGGTCGTGGGTGAACTCATGCTCCGTCGCAGCATGGCGACCAACCCCGCCCATTTCGATGCCGTCCGCCTCCTCTGGCGCCGCGACATGATGCGCAAGGCGATCAAGCGGGATAGCGCGGGGAGGTTCGCCCGTGGCTGACTTCGCCCTACCTTTATCTTTCCCATGGCCGCCTAGCGCCCTGCGCCCGAACGCATCCTCTCCGGGTGCCTGGCGCTATAAGCAGGCCGCTGCCAAAGCCTACAAGGCCGATTGTGCCATTGCCTGCCGTGCTGCCGGTTTGCGTCGTCTGGAGGCCAGCAAGGCGCATCTCACGCTGCGCTTCCTGCCGCCTGACCGCCGTCGCCGCGACCTCGATAACCTGCTCGCATCCAGCAAGTGGCTGATCGACGCCGTGTCCGAAGCAATCGGCGTGGACGACTGCCACTTCTCCTACACCATTCTTCGCGGCGAACCGCTCAAGGGCGGCATCGTGGAAGTCACCATAACGGAGGGCGAATAATGGCTCGCACCATAGGCGAGATCCTGCCCGGCATCATCGAGCGCTGCGCTGAGATGGTCGGCATTCAATACATCCTGTCCAAGATGGACACGGACCAGGAGCGCAAGGCGTTCATTCTGGACTGCCACGCGCACGAACTGATCGATGACGAACAGTGCGCCCTCCTCATCACCGCACACATGTTGGAGGACGCATGAAATCCGGCTTCATCTATTTCCTTTCGACGCCCGTGGGCGACCGGGAAGGCATGAAAATCGGCTTCACAACCGGCAATCCGCTGGCTCGCCTTTCAGCGCTCCAAACAGGGTGCCCGACAGACCTAGAACTGCTCGGCTACCTGCCTGGAACTTTGGCTGACGAGCACGATCTCCACCGCCGCTGCAACCCGCATAAGATCCGTGGTGAATGGTACGACATCGAAGGCGAAGCCTTCCACGCCATGCTCTCGGGTGCACAGCATTATTACGAGAACCCACTCTGATGGCCCGCATCCGATCCATTCACCCCGGCTTCTTCACCGATGAAGAGCTTGTATGCGTCAGCATGGCCGCGCGCCTGCTGTTCCTTGGCCTTGGCGTAGAGGCCGATGACAAGGGCGTCTTTGAGTGGAAGCCGCTCACAATCAAGATGAAGATCTTCCCCGCTGACAACCTCGATGTTGACGGGCTGCTTTCGGAATTGATCCATGCCAGCGCCGTTCGCCGGTATGAAGTTGACGGTCGGAGCTTCGGGGCAATTCGGAATTTCCGCAAGTTCCAGCGGCCCAAAACCCCCAATGACATTCATCCAGCCACCCCCGAAATCCGAAACTATGTAGGCTTAGAAGTCTCCGTTTCCGAAACACTTCCCCAATCAGGTGGAAAGCTCTCCGAAATTGCTCCGCAGATGGAGGATGGAGGAGATAAGATGGAGGAGGTTAAAGAAGAAAAGAAGGAAGGTGGTCGCGGCAAGCGCGCCCCAGCCGAGGATTATGCTTTCTCTGGCGCGGTCATCCACCTTCTGGCGAAGGACTTTCTCGCCTGGCGGGTGAGCTATCACGCAATCCCGGACCTTCCCGCTGAACTGACGGCGCTGGATGCTTGGCTCACGGCGCAGCCTGAAGCGAAGCGCAAGGGCTGGTTCCACACTGTGGCCGGCGCCCTCAACCGCAAACACCAAGAACTGCTTTCGGCGCGGTCAAACGCCCAAGCTCAGCCAGCGGTGCCGCTATGACCGAATGGCTCCCCGCCAAGACGGGCAAGCAGCTTTGCCCACAATGCTCACACCAGCGGCGAAACAAGAAAGACCCCTGCCTGTCGGTCAGCGACAGCGGCGATGGCCTGGTTTGGTTTTGCCACAATTGCGGATTTTCTGGAGGTTCAAATGCTTCACGACCGGCACAAGCAATGGCTCGAACAGCGCGGCATCCTATCCGATATAGCGGAGGAGATGGAGGTTTCGACGGTCAGCGACAAGTCCGGCAACTGGCTGTGCTTCCCGTATCGCCTCGACGGTCAGGTGGTGAACCGCAAGTATCGTCTCACGTCCGAGAAGCGGCATCGCATGGATACGGGCGGCAAGCTATGCCTGTGGAACGCCGAATGCCTGCGGTTGCCGCAGGTGGTGGATCACGGCGCATCGGTTATCATCACTGAGGGCGAATTTGACGCGATGGTCGCAATCCAGTGCGGCAACATCGCAACCGTCTCGGTCCCGAACGGCGGGTCATCGTCCAAGACGGGCGACCCGTTCACCGGCAACGCCTACAGCTACCTGTGGGAAAGCAAGGGCGATCTGGAGCGGGTCAAGTCCTTCATCCTCGCCACGGACGGCGATGAGGTCGGCATGGGAATTGCCCATGATCTGGCGTCGATCCTTGGCGCGGAACGGTGCAAGTTCGTCACCTATCCCGAGGGATGCAAGGATCTCAACGAGGTTTTCCTCAAGCATGATCTGGCCGGGGTGAACCGTGTTATTCAGGGCGCCAAGCCCTTCCCGGTTCGCGGGCTCTACAATCTTGAGGACTTCCCCGACGCGCCCCCGGTTCGCGGTATGCCCACCGGCATCACCTGCCTGGATGACAAGATGGAAATCGTGCTGGGCACGCTCACTGTGTTCACCGGCTACGCGAACATGGGCAAGTCCACGGTAATCAATACCATCCTTGCAAATTGCGTGGCGCGGAACGTCACCTGCTGCGTTGCCAGTTTCGAGACGGCGCCCAAGCCCATTCTGCGCGACGGCATTGCCAAGGCGCTGATCGGTTGCCCCGGTCCTGATTTCCACGATCACCCGCAACGCGCGCTCGCCTATCAGTCGATCGAGCAGCACATCAAGGTCATCTCCAATTCGCTCGATGAGGACATGGAGATGGACCTAGACACGTTCCTCGAAACGGCCCGCATCTCCGTTATCCGCGATGGCGCGAAGGTAATCGTTCTCGACCCCTGGAATGAGATCGAACACAAGCGCAGCCGCGATGAGACGATGACCGAATATGTCGGCCGCGCTATCCGCCGCATCAAGGCTTTCGCCAAGCGCTACAATGTCAGCTTCTGGATTGTCGCGCACCCCACCAAGCCGGTGAAGGGCACGAACAGCATCCCCAGCCTATACGACATTTCGGACAGCGCCAACTGGTCGAACAAGGCCGATTATGGGCTGGTCTACCACCGCGCCGACAAGACGGAGAATGAGGGAAAGCTGGCAGTCGTCAAGGTTCGCATGGGCCTGCCTGGCCAGTGCGCCGTCTCGAC